CTGACGAAATTAAGGAAGTAGCTGGTTTAGTCTATGTAGAAGCTAGGGCGGTATTGTTTGATACTGAAGGTAGAATCGAAGCTACAGCACAAGCTGGTATTGACCCTAATAGAAAAGGTATGGATATAGCTCAATCATTTGGTAGTAGCTCCTCATACGCTCGTAAATACGCTCTAAACGGTTTATTCCTTATTGATGATACTAAGGATGCTGACGCTACAAACGACCATAAGGATGCTCGTAAATGGCTTAATAATAACACAGAAGAGTTTAAGAAAGCACAGGAGTTTGTATCTAATGGTGGTTCAATATCACAAATAGAATCAAAGTATAAAGTATCAGCAGAAGTAAAACAATTATTAAATAACTAAAATTATGGACAACACAAAAGTATTCGCAGATGGATTTATTTTTAAGCGAAATGAGAACGCACCTGAATTTGTAATAGGTGGAATTAGTATTAAGGTTGAAGAGGCACAGAAGTTCCTCTCTTCAAATGCCAATAACGGATGGGTAAACCTAGACGTTAAGCAAAGCAAATCAGGTAAGTATTATATGGAGTTAAATACGTTTAGCCCTAAATCTAAGTCTGGTTCAGCACCAGCACCTCAAAGAGACAACTTCAAGGTTGCATCTGTAGGAGACTTGCCATTCTAACTAGCCAACAATTAGGGGTGGGGAAACCTACCCCTTTTTTACTACATCAAAACAAAAACAAAAACAAATTATGAATACAGACGATAAAGAAATACAGAGAATGCACATGGAGCGAATCGACAACGATTGCTATGTAGACATTTCTGAATCTATACAACACCCTCCTGTAGCATTGTCATTTGGAAAATACTCTATAAATACACCAAGTGGCATCAAGAGATACCCCATTCCTATTGGCACTTATGGTAACTTCAGTTTCGTAAGCGGTCCTCCAAAAACCAAGAAGACCTTTTTTATCTCGCTACTAACCTCAGTCTACTTATCGTCTAATGGTAAAAACTCTTATGGTGACAAAATGAGAGCTGATAGAAAGGGCAAGTGTGTTATACACTTTGATACAGAGCAAGGCAAGTTCCACGCTCAGAGAGTATTTAGAAGGGTTGTAGAGATGAATAACGGAGAGAACGTAGGTTGCTACCATACCTACGGACTTCGTTCAATAGGATACAAGACAAGGATTGATTTTATAGATTACAAGCTAAGGACTGTTTCTGAGGACAATGAAATAGGTTTAGTTGTTATTGATGGTATTGCTGACCTTGTTAGCGATGTCAATTCTATTGAGGAGTCTAATGAATGTATACAGAGACTAATGACTTGGAGTGAGAAATACAACTGCCATATTGTGCTTTGTATTCACACAAACAATGGTTCAGATAAACCCACAGGTCATTTAGGTAGCTTCGCTCAGAAGAAGTGTGAGACAGGCATAGTGCTGGAGAGAAACGAGATGGAAGATGGAATAATAACAGTAAGGTGTAAGCAGAGTAGAGGGTTCTCTTTTGAGCCTTTTAGCTTTAAGGTAAATGAATACGGTTATCCGTATATTGTTACCAGCTTAACTGATGACCTAGCTGGTATTGAGCCTAAGATAAAAGAACTCAATAAATGGCAACAGAAAATGAATATCGCATAGTAACACCTATGTATATTGACTTAGAGAGAAAGACAAAAAAAGACAGAAGAGTTTATATAAATATGAACTCGTATGGAAATGTAAATCACTTTATAAATAACCAAGTGAAGATAAAGTTTAAAAACGTAATAGCAGAGCAACTAACAGGTATAAGAATACCTACACCTGTTGAGATTATTTATCAGGTATTCAAGCCTAGTAGAAGAAGGCTTGATAAGATGAATGTTGTTGCTGTGACCTCTAAGTATTTGTTAGATGCTATAACTGATATAGGGTGCTGGGAGGATGATAATGATGATTATGTAAAGAAGGAAACAATACTACCAACTGTTTACGATAAGAATAATGGTAGGGTTGAGATTTTAATAAAGACTATAGATGGTTAATAAGCAATTAAAGAAATTAGCCTCCAAGCATAATACTTGGGTTGGTTTAGTAAGGAGTATGGGGTGTAATCCAGCATACATTGAAGATGTTATTCAGGATGCTTATATCAGGGTTTATGAGTACCTAAAGAAAGGTGTTGATATATCTTACGGAGAAGATGATGTGAATGACTTTTATATGTATATGACTCTAAGGAGCATATACCTTAATCAGTCAAAGAAAAAGTCTGTATCTAATGAGATACTAGACATACAGGAAGATAAATTAGAATTTACTCTAAACAGTATAAAGGAAGAGTTTATTGATGCTGAAGAAGAGAGGGGGTTTAACTATTTAATTAATAAGATATTTACAGAAGTAAATAGTTGGGAGTTTTATTCTAAGAACATATTTATAGCTTACTTTACTACAGGATTATCTTTAGATAAGTTGTCTAGAGAGACAGGTATAGGAAGAAGCAGTCTTTATAACTCGATAAAGAGATATAGAGAGATTATAAGAGAGAACTTCTCAGAGGATGCTGAGGATTACTATAACGGAGATTACGATAAAATTTAATTAACTATGGAAGAGTTTAAAGGAGATAAAAGAACTAAGGCTTACAAGGAATGGAAAGCTAGGTTTGAATTAGAGAACCAGAACAAGTCAAAAGGACTTGGAGATACTGTTGAGAAGATTACTGAAGCAACAGGTATTAAGAAGGCTGTTAAAGCCCTTTTCGGAGAGGATTGTGGTTGTGATGATAGAAAGTCTAAGCTAAATCAAATAATGAGCTACAAGGTCGTTAATTGCCTTGAGGAAGATGAGTACAACTACATAACAGAGTTCCTCTCTAGAGGCAGAAACAATGTTACTGTTATTGAACAAAGGGCTTTGCTTAACATTTATAACAGGGTTTTTAATCAGCGTAAGCAGATGAGTAACTGCCCTAGTTGTGTTAGGAGTATGATTGCTGAGTTAAGAAAGTTAATTGAAAACTATAAATAATATGAGAGACTTTAGACCAAGATTAAAAGGAAACAAGCTAAAGGCGTTTAAGAACATAACTAAAGACGAGACTAGAGTTTTAGTTATTGGAGACTTGCACGAGCCTTTTTGCTTAGACTCTTACCTTAAACATTGTAAAGATGTTTATTCTAAGTACAACTGTAATAGGGTTGTATTTATTGGAGATGTAATAGATAACCATTATTCAAGCTATCACGAGACTAATGCTGATGGTATGGGTGGTGGAGATGAGTTGGATTTAGCTATAGATAGGATAGCTAGATGGTACAAAGCCTTCCCAAAGGCTGATGTCACCATCGGCAATCACGATAGGATTATAGCTCGTAAAGCTCAGACTTCATCAATACCTAAGAGATGGGTTAGAGATTACTCTGAGGTTCTTAACACACCTAACTGGAACTTTATAGAAAGAGTAGTTATAGATGATGTTCAATATGTGCATGGAGAAGGTGGTACTGCAAGAACAAAGTCTAAGGCAGATATGATGAGTACAGTTCAAGGGCACTTGCATACACAATGTTACACAGAGTGGTCTGTAGGTGCTAAGTTCAAAGTATTTGGAACACAAGTAGGTTGTGGTATAGACCACGAGAAATATGCATTTGCATACGCTAAGGCTGGTAAGAAGCCAGCTATCGGATGTGCTGTTGTTATTGGGGGTCATACAGCTATTAACGAATTAATGGAGTTGTAATGAACTATAACAACGACTTTAAATACGACCTGAAGGTTGGACAAGTTAAGGAACAGGAACTTGCCAACATACTATCTGGTAAGACTATTGAGGTTAAGTATGACCTTAGAGCTACTGAGACAGGTAATGTATTTATTGAGTATGAAAGTAGAGGCAAAGCTAGTGGCATAAGCACTAGCGAAGCCGACTACTATTGTTTTTGTATCTTAGATACTTTTCACATAATACCATCAGCATTGTTGAAGGAGAAGTGTAGAAAGTATTTAGGTAAAGGCAGAGATAAGTTAGGTGGCGATAGCAATACCTCCAAAGGTATTCTATTGCCTATAAATGAATTATTTTAAATATGTGGACAATGACAATAACACACGATGTAATAAGCGGAACTGAATCGGCTTATATTATAGATGAAAGAAAGAATATGCCAGTATTTAGTGGTGTATTACAATATTTTCCAGATGCTATTAGAGAAGTTTCTAAAACCTCTTGGGCTGGAAACGAACAACACCATCCTGATAAGCCTTTACATTGGGATAGGAGTAAGTCTGGAGACGAATTAGACGCTCTAACGAGACATTTAATAGAAGCTGGTACTACGGACTCAGATGGAATCAGACATAGCGCAAAAGTGGCTTGGAGAGCCTTAGCGAACCTACAGAAGGAGTTAGAGCATTCTGGAGAAGCACCATTGAGTGAATATAATAAGTTAAACGAATAAAAAAAATGGCTAGAACATTATCAATAGGTAGAATAGAAAAACCCAAAAAGAGACGAAGAGGCGTGCACTCTAAGAATGCTAGTAAGTCGCAAAACGCATACAAGAAACCAAGAAGAGGACAGGGTAAGAAAAGATAATTAAAATATACTTAAAAAAAATAGGTTTTGTTAATTATTTTGTTTATATTTGTAAAATAAATAAGTAACTATGGAAATTAAAGCTATTTTAGATGCCGACAGTATGATTTATGCTTGTGCTTCTACTTCTGATGACTTAGAAGAGGCGAAAGTTAAGTTGGATGCCAAAATAAATGATTCCTTAAACAATTTACAGGATTTAGGATATGATATTGTAAGTTTGGTCGTATGTAGTGGCTCAAAAGGTAATTTTAGGTCGTTTATTGATGTTAATTACAAGGCTAATCGCAAAAAAATAGAAAGACCACCTTTTTTGGAGGAATTACATCAGTATTGTAAGGAAGATTGGCAGTCTCAATTCGGTTATGGCATCGAAACTGACGATTTAGTTGCTAAAACATGGTATAATAGCCTTAAAAATGACGAAAACCCTGTTATTGTGGCTATAGATAAGGATTATTTACAGTTTCCAGCTAAAATATACAACTATAACAACAATACATTGATTGAAGTATCTAAAATAGACGCTTTAAGGAACTTTTACACACAAATGATAGTTGGAGACTCAGCAGACAACATAAGTGTGTGTAAAGGCAAGGGAAAGGCTTACGCTAACAAGTTATTGTGTGACTTAACTACTAAATACCAAATGACAAAGGCTGTTTATGACGTTTACATAGAGCATTACAAGTCTAAGGCTAGAGAGAAGTATATTCAGTCCTATAACCTACTTAAGCTAAGGATAGATGTATAGTGAGGAACAACAAGGCATAGTTTACTCTTACTATCTTCTAGCATTATACAGTATATCTCAGGGAGAAACACTAGATGAGCTTGAGTATATTATATCTGACTTTGAGAATGATGACCTGTATGAGCAATGTGATGGAATAATACAAGCTATAAACTTTGCAAAGAATAACACAATGCAAAGTGTTTTAGCGGAATTAGATAAAGAAATATAATAAATACATGAATATGAAACTAGATTTAAAGATTAATTACTTAGGAAAGACAGAGAAAAAGAGAGATACAGAAAAAGATATGTATCATTTATCGTTTAAGACTTACAACGCAGAGATTAATGGTAAGTTTGAACGTAGTGAGATACGACACCTTATACAACAATTAGATAATGCTATAATATAATAATATGACATTAGAACAATTAAAACAAGAAGTAGAGAGAAGGTATGGCTTTGAGATTTCTGGTCAAACCAGAAAGAGAAAGGTTGTTTACGCTAGGAAAGTATTTTGTAAGCTTGGTAGGCTTATGGAGTATACTTTTCAAGATATAGGTAATACTATAGGTGTGAATCATTGCTCGGCTTTATACCACAACAATACATTTTATTCAGTTGAAGGTTTAGATGTTAAGATATATAATAAGATAAAGACTTATTGCAATATTAAAAAGAAAAAAAATACTAAAGATATAATTCTGATTTTAGAGGAAAGAGAAGACTTTTATAAATCTAAAATAAATAAGTTGAATAAGAAAATATCTGAATTAGAGTCTCAGACTTCTTCAGAATCACAATTAATTTCTAAAAGAATTGATGATTGGGACTTTGAAACTAAGTCTGAGTTCATAAATACTAGGCTAGTTCCATTTGAAAGACTTGTTAAGTCAAGAGTTATAAGAAGAGAACCTGTAAAAGTTCAGGGCGCAAAGATAGAGAGAAGAGTTAAGAATCCATTTTTACAATAATATGAGACTAAAGAAATTAACACAAGCACAAAGAATAGGTAGACTAGAGAAGGTGGTTTCTCAGTTGTTTATCCTCACAAAAAAGATTGAGGGAGAGATTAAAGTTATCCAAGATAAAACAGGATACAACAAGGAAGAAGAAGAATAGTATGCTGTCTCAGGATATAATTAAATGGTGTTTCAAGGAGGGTTATAGAATATATCCAGTTACAAAAGATAACCTAACCTACCAAGTCGAAGTTTGCAAGGCTCATCAAAAAGCCTTGCTTACTGAGACACACACCAAAAGGACTATACATAAGGCAGTTGAGGATGTTTACATAAAGCTCTACAATAAACAAAACAGCAAATAAATTGTTATAATATTATGAGTAGACATAAGAAATCAGAAGAGACATCTAAGAATGATGGCAGAAAGTATAATAAGAGGTTAGCTCCTAAGCCAATATCCACTAAAGATAAGATGGTTAAACCAGCTAGAAACACAAAGGCAAAGAAGGAGCGTATTGCATCCTATGCTGTTTCGGCTATGAAAGAAGTATTTGGTAGCGAGAAGGATGCGTTTAAACACATGGCGGAACTCGCTAAGACCAACTTTAATCAGATGAAGTTGCTTATGGAATATGCATACGGTAAGCCATCTGATAGCATTAATGCAGATGGGAAAAGAAAAACAAAGTCAGCACCTACAATTAACTTTGTTATGAATAATCAGCAACCTCAGATTGACAATACTATTGACATAGAACAAGAAGAATGAAGAACTCTATACAATTAAACGACAAGTATGTACCTCTTTTTACTGATAAATCGAGGTACTTTGTTGTTACAGGGGGTCGTGGTTCTGGTAAGTCCTTCGGTGTAAACGTATTCCTACTTAACTTAACATACGAGTCAGGACATAAAGTGTTGTTTACTCGTTTCACATTAACCTCAGCAGCCGCATCTATTATTCCAGAGTTTATTGAGAAGATTGAACTGATGGGTGTTAATAGTGATTTCAGAATCACAAAGGATGAAATCATAAACTTAACCACAGGTAGCTCAATTATGTTTAAGGGTATCAGGACATCATCTGGTAACCAAACAGCCGCCCTGAAGTCTATTAGTGGTGTTACTACCTTTGTACTGGATGAGGCAGAAGAGCTTGTAGATGAGGACACCTTTAGTAAGATTGACTTCTCCATACGTTCCAACAATAAGTCCAACAGAGTTATATTGATACTTAATCCGACAACTAAAGAGCATTGGATATATCAGAGGTTCTTTATGTATCCTAACGTAAAAGCTGGTACAAACGGCTCTAAAGGCGATGTAACGTACATACACACGACTTTCGAAGATAACAAGGATAACCTATCTAAAAGTTATTT